AAATTGAATCAAATGTCGATGTTCTCGTTGGAGGAACTCCCTGCCAATCATTCTCAGTCGCAGGACTCAGAAAAGGATTGGATGACCCTCGTGGTAACCTCATGCTTACCTATCTTGCCATCGCTAAACAACATCGCCCCCGTTGGCTGGTCTGGGAGAACGTCCCCGGCCTTTTGTCCTCCTCTGATGGACGGGACTTTGGTAGCTTCCTCGGAGGGTTGGCAATCTGCGGGTATGGGTTCGGCTACAGGGTGCTTGACGCTCAGTACTTCGGAGTGGCCCAAAGACGCAAACGTGTGTTCGTTGTCGGATATCTTGGAGACTGGCGACCTGCCGCAGCGGTTCTTTTTGAGCGAGAGAGCTTGCAAGGGAATCCTCCACCGAGCCGACAAAAGAGGAAAGGAGCTTCCTCCTGCTCTTCTTCAAGCGTTGACGAAAGTGGCATCCAGCTCACAGTAGGAACTTTATGTGCTGACACACACCCTGGCAGTTATAGCGGTCAGGATGCCTATACGGGCAGATTAGTTCCAACTGGTGTGCCAGACGTAATGTCTACTTTACTGTCTTCAACCGCAGGAATCTCTAGACCTGGCAATGCCGTAACAGAGCATGAAACCTACATTCCAATGACAAGTGCTTACTCGATCCGAGAAGATGCAAAAGCCAATACTTTTAGTGCCACAGAACTAGAGGTCGCCAATGCATTAAAAGCGCTACAACCTAGCACTCAATCCCATCATGCACAGACTTTTGTTGCCCAACCAGTAGCGGTAAGGAGATTGACTTGTGTAGAGTGCGAGAGATTACAGGGCTTTCCAGACCATTACACCGATATCAAACCAAAGGGGAAGCCAACCGCTGATGGCCCAAGATACAAAGCATTGGGGAATAGCATGGCAGTTCCAGTAATGAACTGGATTGGACAAAAGATACAAAAAGTCGAGGACATAATCAAATGACATTTATGGTAACTTTTAAAGTAGACGCTAACCCTGTTGGCAAACAAAGGGCTAGATACGTCAAAAGGGGAAACTTTGTGCAAACTTACACCCCTGAGAAGACAAGAACCTATGAAACCTTAATCAAAGATGCTGCAATCGAGGCAATGGGTGCGTCTGAACCGCTAGAAACCCCTGTGAGCCTTTATCTATACATTCGAGTGCCAATCCCCGCATCGGCAACCAAAAAGAGATTGCAAGCCATTTCTGACGGGTCAGAAAAGCCAACAAAGAAGCCTGACGCAAGTAACATCCTAAAAAGCGTAGAAGATGGCATGAATGGGGTTGTCTACCATGACGATTCGCAGATCATAAACATCCACGTTACGAAGGTTTATTCAAGTCTGCCAGGCGTTGATATTTGCGTAAAAGAATGCCTAGATTAGGGTAAGTCCCTATGGTATTACGTAAACAATTAGGTAAGATTTAATTTTTAACAGGAGTGAATCATGGAATCAACTTGGGAATTTGACACAACAGTGGGTGCTGGTAGCGAAGTGGTTACTGTCGTTTATGAGTATTCATCAGACGAGGATGGCACTTATAACGAGTCCATTAAAGAAATTTGGTTTGAAACTCGCAATGTCATCGGTTTATTTAGCGATGAGGCTTTCAAAGAGTTGGAGTGCGAGGCAGCAATGCGTTTTCAGCACCATAAACTCAACTACAAAATGGAGGATGTATGACCATAGAAGGCATTATCCGCATGGCAAAAGAGGCAGGGTTTGCTGATGAAGAAATTGATACTTGTCAACAGATATTGATTCACTTTGCCAAACTGGTAGCAGAGCATGAACGCAATGAAATAATCGAAATTTTGGATGCTTCAACTGGTTACGTTCAAATGGACTTGATAAGGGAAAGAACATGAGCGATAACCCACACAAGGCGGTGCAGTTTCTCATTGATACAGCACCCCTCTACAGCAAGGCAAAGGCTAGTCGGATGTTCTTAGAGGAATTCAGGAAAAGCCGAAAGGCTCAGCTAATGTCACAAGCTGGCACTGAAGTACTTGGGAAGCAGGAAACCTACGCCTATGCTCACCCTGACTACATCCAAATTTTAGAGGGTATCAGGGAAGCGGTCGAATTAGAGGAACGTTATCGCTGGCTTATGACGGCAGCACAAACCCGCATCGAGGTATATAGAACCGAAGCCTACTCAGCCCGAATGGAAATAAAAAACACCCAATAATGCAAAGCAAAAACAAGGCTAAACCTACAGCAAGCGAGAGATTACACATCGCTAGAATCAAGGCCATGTCGTGCATTATTTGTGACGCATCAGCACCCAGCGAGTGCCATGAAATAAATCAGGGACAGTGGTTCACATCAATGCCATTGTGTGCCGATTGTCATCGTGGAAGTTTAAACGGGATACATGGTCAACGTAGGTTATGGAACGTCTACAAAATGGACGAATTATCCGCATTGAATGAGACGATCCGCAGAATATGCGAAGAGATGCCCCTAAAAACCATTAAAAGCCCGTTCTAGGCGCTTTTCCTGCTTATTGCATAGCAGGGTAGCATCAGACCAAAAAAAGCCCGTAAAGGCTTAGATTTTATGCAACAAAAAACCCGCTTATTAGGCGGGTTGTGGGTTTAGCGTTTTGTAAGTATTCGGATAATTAGGGCTATCGTTGCATATATCATTCAAACCCCACAAATATCTACCAACCCTACCTACCCCCTCCCCCCCATACATTCTCTACACCTAGGGTTTACCCTCATGTCTTTTTATACAGTACTGGCTAAACGTACAGCATAGGGTTTACCCTTACTACGTTATGTTAAGTTGTTATGTTAAGTGAGTAAGATGGGGATGCACCTATTTGATGGGACTTGAATTCTAGGTTTAGCATTGTCTTATTCCCTTATGTACTCTCTTACCTTATCTACTAGGTGATCATCTAAGTTGGGGCTATCAGTTGTTTCCCGACCTATATTTAAAATACTCAGATCGTCACCAGGTCTAAACCCTTGATTGTGAGCTTCACTGTATAGGTCTAATACGTTCTCAAAACCCCTGCACAAATTACCCTTACCAGCCGCCAATAGAATCATTCGCTGAGGGTCTGACAGTGTTCTCTGAAAGTATCGGGTCTGAGGGTTTGAGGGTCTGCCCATTTTCGGCCTAGAAATTGATTTATTTAATTATTGCACACAATAGTTCTAGGGGTAAATACTTATAGGGTTTTGGAGGGGTCAATAGAATCAACAACTTACAGCAACTGGCACGAATCTTCCCTGCTATATATATGAGAGGGTAAGATTTTCCTCTCTTTTATTAACTCAATAGGTGTCAACATGGATAAAACAACTTACCAGCAAACCCGCAGATCAATCCGCGATAACGGGCTTCGCTATACCGCATACCAGGCACAATGCGCAGGCAATATATCTGTGCTCTCAATTTGTGACTTCATAGCAGACACAATGCGACAGATTGACTGGCTGGCAATGAGACAATCATTTGCTCGTAATGAGAGAGCTTCTATTGCCTTTAAATTGACTACAAAAACAGATGGGAAGGTTTGATCATGGAAAACGGATTTTTAGACTATTTGGCTGCAATTGCAATTGGCCTTTTGCTATGCATAGGGGCTTTGCATTACTTCGATGTCTTAATCAAATAATCTCTCTTTTCTTTTTTATAGGTGTTACATGCTCAAAATATCTCAAACTTCAAAATTGAATGCCCGTTCATGGTCGTTGCAAGCCCTGGATACCTGCCCTGGTTCATGGGCCGCGCCTGGTGAATTAGTAGATGCCTGCAAAGGATGCTACGCAACAACGGGAAATTACAATTATCCCAACGTTAAAGCCCCTAGAATCTCAAACCGTGAGGATTGGCAGCGGCTTGATTGGGTTTCCGATATGGTTAACGAACTAGATCAAGATCGTTATTTTCGCTGGTTCGACTCTGGTGACGTTTATACCCTCGGTTTAGCTGAGAAAATCTTGGAAGTAATGATTCAAACCCCATGGGTGAACCATTGGCTGCCGACCAGAATGCACAAATTCCCCAAATTTGCTCACGTTTTTGCACAAATGGAAAGTTTGCCCAATGTAAAGATCAGGTTTTCCAGCGATTCAATTCAAGGGGAATATATCGAGGGCTTGCATGGATCGGTTATTGGCCCTGATGCCGCTACATTTCAAGCCCGCGAAGGGGTTCAATTGTGCGAAGCATACAAACACGGCGGTAACTGCAACGGCTGCCGTGCATGTTGGTCTAAAGACGTGCCATTGATTGCATACCCAGCACATGGCCAAAAAATGGCCCGCGTGATCAAGTTAAAACAAATTTAAAAGGTTAAAAATGTCACAAATTGAAGCGCTCACACAATGCCTAATTTTGGCCCTTACCGCTCCCAATGATAAAAAAGCAGATCAGGCCAGCGAATTAGCGGAAAAAATAGCCTTCGGGTTATCAGTTGACCAGGTTGAAGCTTGCAAATCTGAAGCTTTAGAATTTGTGGGGTTTGAATGATTTATGCTTGCCTTGCCCTAGTTTTGCGAATACTTAGCGGGAAACGCTAAACTCACAAGCCCTCTTCGGAGGGTTTTTCTTTGTCCGTGATACTTTTGTTGTCTAAGGATAAAAAACGGCTTAAAACGGGCTTATATCGCGTTTAATCGTGGTTTCTAGCGTCCGCATTGCATTGCTGAGAACAATATTTCCCGTGGTCTTGTCTAAGTTGAGCGGGTCTTGGGATAAATTGAACGTCACACACTAAGCATTTTTTCATTCGTTCTAATGCCCTGGCTTTGCCAATATGCATAGGGTTTTTTTGCAATGCGCGTTCAGGAGGCCATTTGCGCCTAATTCTGTAAACAATTGTATTGGCCTTAATTCCAGTTTCATCCGCCCATTCTGAAGCTGTTTTTGTTATTCCATTCAAGGTTATTTTTAGGTTTTGGGATGTGTTGTTTGCTTGAGTTTTGCGTGATGCCCATCTGCAGTTACTTTTCTCATAACCTTTTGACCCGTCTATTCTGTCAATGCTTTGCCATGGTTCAGGTTCGCCCATGTCAAGTAAAAAATTCTCAAATTTGTGCCATCGCTCACAAACTCTTATTCCCTTATCATAGTAAAGCCTTCTGAAATTACCTTTTGCATTATCTGAACACCTTTCAATCATTCCGCCCCATATTGAGTAAATACGGGTTTTACTCATGCCATGGGTTTTGGTTTTTTCGGAAGTAAATCTAGGCGACTGACAGCCACAGCTTTTATGCCTTCCAGCCCTTAATCCAGTTCCCGCAATAACCCTAATTTCACCGCATCGGCATACACACTGCCAAACGGCTGATCCATCTTTTTTATTGGGTTCTCTGTTTAATACAGTTAATGCGCCAAAAACGCTACCAGTTATGTCCTTGAGTATCATTTACTAGTCTTTCAATAGTTACATTTAGGGCTTTTAGCTCATCCATTTTTTTAACTTTCCAGATGAACTTTTCTCCGTGTAAGCTATTATGACAGCTTCTGCATAGTGCTACAACACAATATTGTAGTTTTTGCTCTATGTGATGTGCATCACTTGGGCCTGGTTTGTCGCAAACTGAGCAATTTAAGAGCTTCACGCGCCCTATATGCGCCCGTTCTTTTGCGCTTAGTTTGTTGTTCATTGGGTTGCTTTTTGCTCAATACGGGCTGAATATTGGGCGGTTCTCCAGCACTCGACCTTGGCTTGGGCTGCTGTCATTAGCCAACGATAGCGTTCTTCTATTTCAACGGCTGCCCTGATTCCTTCGAGTATCTCTACATATTCGGGGTGTGCATAAGCGAATGTGTCTTGTTTTCCCAGTACCTCAGTACCAGCAAGGCTTTTCAGTTGTGCGTGTTTTGATCGCCTGAATTCTTCTAAGAACATACGATCAGACTTAGCCTTGGCGTAAAGTGGGGCTGTATCCACGATAAATTGAATTGCACGGGTAGGTTCGTTCATTTGATAA